CGGTAATATTTGAACCCGCGCCAAAGGCAACTAAATCCATACCCATAGCGTTAGTGATTATACCCTTTGCGATTACATACTGAGACGTATAGTCCCCGCTGGTGAGCTCAACTTCACTCATCAGATCAGTATGCTCGTCACCGGAAATTCCTATGGCAATCGCAACCTGACCCTGATTGCCGACTTCGGCGTCGATAAAATTCTGACGGATCTCTAACAGTTTTTCATAGGTAAACCCGGCAGTCGCATCCACACTGGTAACCCCATCGGACGAATAAGAAACGCTCGTCGCAAAATTCCGGCCTGTATAAACTGTGGCGAACAGCGCGTCATAAATAACGCGATCAGTTTCCCTCTCAACAGCAGCGATGCACAAACTGGCAAGCTCGCTCTGAGGATCCGTTAACATTCCACGGATATCCTTATTGTCGACCAATAAGGTTACAACTACGCGGTCTCTCGACATCTTTCTGCGAGTAAACTGCGCTTCCACCGGCTGAATATCCGGATTGCGCCCATTTGCGTGGTACGCCTGAACTTCAGTTAACCCATCATAAGCAAAATCATCGCCAGAAACGGGTCTCCTAACTGCGTAAGGCAAAAGGCGGGAAGTCATCTGCTGCTCTTGAACATCGAGCGCCGCATTGAACTCCGTTATTTGAACTGTATCATAACTCATAACTTCCTCCTTGATTAATGAAAAATTCTACCGCCCTTACGAGTTACGATCCCCGGCTTTGTTTCCCGGACGTTTCCCGCTTGAGTACGCCAGTTATTTTTTCATCGATCCCCGGCTTTGTTTCCCGGACGATTACTTAAATGTCACTGACAAAAGAACACTAACATAAAAAATATTTCTTGTCAAGAACTTTTTTATCCCGCCCCTTGAAGAGTTTTTAACTTGCCACGAATGACCTCCATTTTATCATTCAGTTCTTTATGTTTAACCCTATCTTTGAACGGATCACTGTATGCCGGATTTTTCATTATCTCCTGCATCTGGGCGACCAAAGTCTCTTTAGTCTCTTGCCCGCCACCCCCGCCTCCACCCGAACCACGAAAAGGATCTTCGCCTGTGAATTTTTTAGCCAAAGCATCCGTAGCCGCTAAAACAACGGTCAACTGTTTTTCGTCAAATGATTCTAACAGCGGGCGAATATTCTCGGGTAAATGCGCGGCCAAAAACGTCTTCCCGTTTTGGATAACCGAATCTTTCTTATCACCAAACAAGTCCCCCGCAAGTTTAGCGAAAGACTGATCTCTCAACTGAGAATGCCTTGTCTCAGCGGTAAACAACTCTTTTAAAATCCCCGGAAGAATCTGTTTCGCCTGATACGAACTGGCGCCAGCCTTATGCAACAGATTCTGCACAATCTTTACGATCGGCCCAGCCTTCTGAACATATTCTGGGGCCACGCCCTCAACAGTACCGACTTCGTATTTCTCCGGAGTTTCCGGACGAAATTTAGAATGGAACTCACCCCATTTTTCCGGAGGTGTATTCTCATCCGGCAAAACCCTCTGGCCTAAAAGAGTAGTCGCGCCGTCAAACTTTTTAACTAAGTCGCCAAAAGTATTAATTTCTTTAGCATAAGGCTTAGCCTGAATCTCCGCGGGTAAGAGCGCCCTAAACGCATCGCCTTGTACTGCTCCTAAACTCTCAACCGTAATTGCCGCTGACGCGGGTGCGTCGTCAAACATCATAAAAGACATACCCGGAAAAAATAATTTCAACACCTTTAATAATCCAAACATTATTCGCTCCTTTCAACAGCGTTTTTAGTCTCTACGGACATCATTTTCCGTATATCGTGATAAATCGCCTCTCGTCCTACATTAAAAACAGTGGAACTAATCAAGATTTCCCCATTAGCCCCCACAACCTGAACCGGCGCATCATAACTACAAATCTCTCGTAACATCTGCAAAAGCAAACGTACATTAGCATCAGTCGTTGCGCTATTGACTGCTATTTTATATGCTTCCGCTTTCTTTCTCTTCGCCTCAATTTTCTTCTGTGTTTCTGCCGCCTGTCTCGCAACTTCTTCCGGAGACTGTTGACCTGCTTTGTCTTCCATTTTACATTGCCATCTCGGGATAACCGAGAGCTCCATTGTTAACCATCCCATTCATCCCGCCAGTAGTGGCTTGGGCTTGGGCATTTTGTTGATTAGCAGATGCTTTCTTAGCCTCAACATCTGCGCCTACCTGTGCTGCTTGTAACTGAGACCTCATTGATTGAGCATCATTGTACGATTTTAACCGCGCCAAAAATTTCTCTCTCGACACAATCGCACTATCCGGAGCCCCGTAAAGATCCCTGACCAACGGCATTGTCGCTTCGTCATCCAACCAAAGCAACAACTCCGGCTTTACTCCTGAAAATCCCGCCGCAAATTGCCATAACGAAATCAATCCTCGGACTTCTTCCGACCGAAGAATTCGAGCAGCAGGAGAAATAAATTCAATCGGATATATCTCTACTCCGGCATCGCGTAACTCTATTAATTCATCCGGAATTACTAAAGGCTTCCGGCCATTCACCGCTAATTTAATATATTCTGGCGTCCCTGATTCAACCCCAAGTTCCCCCTCTTCTTCTAAAATACTAAGTGTTCTTCGAATAACTGGAATAAGTTTTTCATCTATCTGACGACCAAAAATAGCCCCCATCGAATCTGAACTCAGCTCATTCCGAATTTGCGCCTCGCCCAAAGTCATCCGGGTTTTATTGTTTAAATCCGTAAGTTTATCAACAAGGAAATGGGCATTAATTTCAGTCGTAAGCCATTCAATCAAACTTACTAACGGAGTTAATGACCCCACATTACCAATCGGGCCAATAGGCGCCATACCAGTAATCTTAGACGACGTTACATCAATAGGGATAACTTTGCCAGCAGAACGATCAATCGTGCCATTACCAAACGTCCCGTCATCTAAAACATACCACGAGGGAAAAACTGTCAACTCACCACCTTGAGTAAGAAGTTCTACAACTCCATTGAGTTCGATAGTCGGAGAAAGGGCATTTGTCCCCATCCCCCGGCCGTATTCTTCGCCCTCATTTTTATATAAGCGACTAACAATAATCGGATTGCCATTAAACCCAGCTCTCCGAATAACCATCTTCTCATCTTCGAGAATATGGACGGATTCGTAAGAATATTTTTCCGGCCCTAAAGTATCATCCTTTACATCGGCCCGAGGTTTAACAACCCAAAGAACTTTCAACTTTGTTTCATAATCATCTTTCTCAAGCAGCTTTTTAACCTTCTCAGTAAGCGCCGCTTCGCCATACTCATCTCTTAACTGAAAGGCATTAAACTCAAATTCATAAAACTCTTTTATCACCCGGCCGCGGGCATCCTCAACTACATATAAATTTTTCAGCGGCAAGGCCCGATACTCAACTTTATGTTTCTCCCCCGATTTGGCTTTAAAAACCCCGATAGCATCAGTACCGAAAGACACAACCTCAGCCAAAGCTTCCAATCGAGCCGTACCAAACGCAGCCTTTTCGTGCTCCATCTGATCCGTTACCCGGGCATTAATTTCTTTATAAAAATCTTTTATTTCTTGAGTATCGCGGGCTTGGCGAGGTTTAGGCACCCGAAAAGTCCGAGCCCCATTTTTCCAAATGGCCCCATCAATAGCCGAAACCGCGGTGTGCATAGCTTGTCCCGCGGTATTATCACAGACATCCTGATGCTCGTAAAAAGCACCCGGGGTAGAAACAGTAGTGAATCCTTGTTTCCGCTGATAAATATACCGGGCAATTAACTCCCACAGATTTTCCCACGGAGCTCTGCGGGTCTTAACGGCAGAAAATTCCTTTAAATCCGCTTCTATTACTGTCATTAAAAAATCCCCGTACTTCCGGTCGGCGAATCGAGAACACCGGAAGGTGATGTAAAATATTTAGAAAGCCGGGCCAATCGACGAGAAGTAGATTGTTCCTCTACACTATCCACTGTGTCAACTGCACCAGTGTCAACTGGAGCTGATTCCTCTTCTTCGTCGTCCATAAAAAATTCCGAAAACGGCCAAGTCATTATCTCTAAAAAATCATCACTCATTCTTACCTCCGAAAACTTCTAAGTGTAGATTTAAAATTCATTGTACTTTCAACACTACCACTTTTTGGAAGTTTGTCAAGCGGAATTTTTTTCCTGACCGGGTAAGCAAAAGTAAGAATCGCCGCATCTAATTTATTTGGCGACCAGCCCAACACTTTTTTTATCTCATCTTTCGGTACAAGATAAGCAACCTGATTACTCGATTCCTTCTCTACCGGAATCGCGCCAATTTCAGCTAAAAACTTTTGGTCATTTGGTATCGACACATCTGGATCCTGAAACCATTCTCGAAAACTAAAATGCATCTCCACCCTCTTATTCCGATGCCGCGTGGGATCCATCGCCTTCTCTCCAAAATGCACCCCTTTTACCAACCGTTTTGGGTACCCTAATTCGTGCAGTCTATCCATTGCCCCGTGCTCATTAGTGACATCAAAGACAACAAGATCCGGATTTTCAGTATCTATAATCTTTGCAATGCGTCCGGCCAAACGCATATCCCGTTCTGAGCCGTCATCAGCCGGTATGGTCTCAAACTCTTCTAACTTCCGATTATTTCTCCGAGCGATTTCCGTCGCATCCCCTGTGCGGCCCTGATCAATCCCAATAACCAACGGAGCTGTGGGGTCGGGTTCCACTTTCTTACCCCGGGCAACATACACACGAGCGAGATCAAAAAATCTACCTTCAGCTTTTACAAACGCCTCTTCCGGATTAAACGGATATTCTTGTATAAACTTCCATTCCTGCCCGCTAAACGAGGCAATCTTCCTTCGCCGCCAAGCAAGATGATGCAGCGTCAACCCATCACCTTTATGCGCCTCCCAATATTTTTGCTCTTTATCGTCAAGATCTTTTTCTGCCAGCGGCACCGGGTCTTTATACTCATCTTGCCAATACCACGGAATAAAGATTAACATAAACCCATTAGTCCCAGCGATCGCGCCCATAACAAGATCATAAAAGAAATTCCCCGGGCCATTAGCTGTACTCTCAAATATCAATTCCGTTCCAGCGACATCCGCGACTGTCTGCATCAATCCAGTCGAAAGTTGATCAGCATTCTCGTAAAAAGCAACCTCCGACCCGTGGAAAAGCTGCACTGTCATCCCTCTTCCAATCTGGGCTGACCCAGCGGTACCAACCGAGTACCCGGACCCATTCGACATCGCCATCGCCCGTTCGGTATCTTTCTCCAAAGGTTGCTGAAGGTCGGTAGGCAAGTTCACCCGGAACTTCTGGGTCATACTAAAAATCTTAATCGTGCTTTCTACTTGGTGGGCAAGAACATACGCCGAAAGATTTCCGGTGAAATTGGTCCTGTGAAAGAACCGGGCCTGAATATAAGTCGTACATCCCTGCTGCCGCCCCTTCAATATTACCGCGCGTACCATCCCGGTCCGGCGTTTCTGCTCTTCCACTTTCTCGTGGATATACATTTGAGCCTTATTTAATACCAGCGGCCGGATCAATCCTGCCTTATCAACTATCTTCAAACAGTGCTGGGAATAGAAAGGCAGCACATTAGCGAGTTTCCGTAACACTACTTCCTGTTGGTGAGTTAGTGGTTCTTTCATAAGCTATCCACGGTAGGAACTACCTCCGCCTCTATCGGTTCCGCCCGGGCAACACTATCCAAAAATTCCCTGAGCGTCCCCGTGGCCTGTACAACCTGCTGTACCGGTTTACCCATCAGGCGGTCAAGAAGTTTTGTCAGCGCGTCAACATCCCCATCCGCTGCTTTCTTGGCTGCTGAATACAGCGCCGCCTCAAGCAAAGTCATCCCTATCTTATCTGCTTCCCGGCCAAGATAAGGCAACCCCACCGCTTCTTTGATCTGCTGCGTAATCTCTGAAGGAGAAAGCCCCCGGGCACCGGTAGGAACCACCGCGCCTCCGGGTAAAATCACAGCATTCTTCCCAGCTGGGTATGTCAGTTCGTCGTTAGGCATCTTGATTTCCGTGGTATTACAGGCCTTCGATCCCGGAAGAACTTGGAGCGTTATCGCGTTTCTTGGGGAGCTCGCCTTCTTGGAGATTGTTCATCCGCATAAACTCGCGTTCCTCATTCCGGCGCTTATCTCTCTTGGTCTTATTACGGAGAAACGCTTCCGGGTCCTGAACGTACTCGAGCATATCTGAACGCAGGTCATCAATATCGACATAATCATCGACACTCAGCGGCATTCCTTCTTTGGTGATTTGA